AAAAACTTTGCAAGATATATAGCAATGACATGGCCAGATCTGGTCGATCCTGAAAGTGTATTGTTTGGTGGCACAGGGCATTTCGATGGTATGCAACAAATATTTGGTGGTAAGAATTTAAACGGTAAAGTTAAATATGACATAGGTGACTATGGTGAATTTATTCCTACCAATAAATATGGTGAATTATGGATTGAACAAATGACTGAATTAGTAGAGGACTCTCGTAATCCTATGATGTCACAAAAATGGTTAAACGTAGAAGATAAGACATGTTTCTTTTATAAACATATGGCTATTACTCATGGTGAGAAAAGGCCTACTAAAAGAATCCCAAGAGATTGGATATTTCCACAGGAGTTTAGACTTGCCACACAATAAACATATAGAAGACGGATTTAATATCGATGTAGGTATGATGCAACCTGAGGAAGCAAAGGAATATTACTTAGATCTTGCTCAGTTTTGGACTGATCCTAATCCACCAATTGTTATAACTGAACATGATGGTATACGTTGTGTAAGAGATGACTTAATCGTTGGTTCAAAAACACGTGGTGGTGATTGTCTTATTAGTTCTCTTCCTCAGCATATAGATACTATTGTCTATGTTCAACCAAGAACGGGTTTAGCTGGAGTAAGTATATTAGATGTAGCAAAAAGACATAATAAATCTGTAAGATTATTTATGCCTGCATCAAAAAAGATTTCACATCATCAAGCATGTTGCATAGAGGGAGGAGCAGAAGCATCTTTCCATCGTATTGCAGCTATGCCTAATCTAAATAAGATAGCAAAAGAATGGGCAGATCAGAAAGAAAATGCATTCTTTGTACCATTAGGATTAAAACATAGAATGGTTACAGCAGGACTTGTAAAGGTTGCATCGCAAATAAAAGAACCTGAACAAGTATGGGTTGCTACATCAACAGGTGTATTGACACGTGCATTACAGATTGCTTGGCCAAATGCAGAATTTGTATCTGTGGCAGTAGCTCGTAATATGAAAGCAGGTGAATTAGGTAGAGCAAAAGTTATTAGTGAGCCTAAACAATTTATTGTGGCTGAAAAAGTAGAAAACCTTCCGCCATTTCCTTGTGTAGATACATATGATGGTAAAGTTTGGAAATATATTCCAAAGAATACTGATAAAGATATATTATTTTGGAATGTTGGTAGTGAACCTGTATTGAATGATATAACAATATATGAAACGGAAAGTTATAGAGATTGGGATAAGAACTTATGATTACGGGAACATTCAATAAAATACCACGTAAAAAGAATAGCCATGGATATGGTTGGGCTCGAACATGGTCAGAAAACCTAAATGTTCCTATTAATCACGATGGTAATAAAGCTGAAATAATTTATGTAGACCATGGAGTAAACTTTGGTGGTAGTCTTAATTTATTTGGTGGATTTACACCTGAATTAAAACAACGTATAGATAATTTTCTATTAGCAGACGAAGTCTATTCACTTGACATGCCTATGCCAGAATATGGTAATATGTTAGCTAAGAGAAAAGATGTTGAGGATAAAGAATGGTGTGCACATGTTCAAGCTAAATGCTGGAATGCAAAAACATTATTATCGACAGATCTTGACACTACTTGGTTGACAATTGGTGATTCTCATACAGCAGCATTTGCCCCACCAGGGAGTATGGTTATTAAGACTGATGGACTTACACTTAATGGTCAAATCAGATCTGATTTTCAGTATATAAAAGATCATATATGGAAATGTAATAATCTAAAAGGAATCACAATGTCATTTGGTAACATTGATGTAAGACATCATCTTTGTAGATTAAATATAGATCCGAGAGATATGTGGATTGATTGGTTTAGATTTGGAGATAGCTTACCTTTTGAGGTAGAGTATTCAACTCCATGGCCAATTGAGCATGAAGAAAGAAGATTACCAAAGACTGGTTATTATAGAGACCAACCATTTTGGGGTAGTCGTGAAGATAGAGTTATTCAATTAGAACGTATAATTGAAACATTCGAAAAGACTGATACTCCTAGAGTTGCATATCCACAAGATTGGTTAACAATGGATCCAGAAGTATTTGCTAAAACAAAAATGGAAAGCACTAGCTCAGTACATATATCGCCTGAAAATTATAGAAGAAAAGACTTCGGTGAAGTATGTACTTTAGACGCTTTTATGATATAATATACTATATGAATTAACTATTAGAGGAGAACTATTATCGGTATAATGGACAAATTACAGAAGAACTCTCGTATAAAAGAGTCTTCGCCACTAGATAAATCACAATTATTTTCTAGTCAAGAAATGGTAACCACAAAGGTACCTATGATTAACGTTGCATTGTCAGGTGATCCTGACGGTGGACTTACTTCAGGACTAACAGTGCTAGCAGGACCATCGAAGCATTTTAAGACTTCGTTTGGATTGCTAATGGCCGCAGCCTACTTAGAAAAATATGAAGATGCTGTTTTGTTATTCTATGATTCAGAGTTTGGCTCACCGCAACAATATTTTAAATCGTTTGGTATAGACACTTCACGTGTACTACATTGTCCCATTACAAATGTAGAAGAGCTTAAGTTTGATCTTATATCTCAGCTCGAAAATATTGAACGAAAAGATAAAGTCATTATTATGATTGACTCTATCGGTAACCTAGCTTCTAAGAAAGAGCTAGAAGATGCTATGAATGAAAAGTCAGTAGCAGATATGTCAAGAGCGAAAGCTCTTAAAGGTTTATTTAGAATGACAACCCCTTATCTGACAATGAGAGATATACCATTGTTAGCTGTCAACCATACATATCAAGAAATAGGCTTATTTCCCAAAGCAGTCGTTTCCGGCGGCACAGGTATTTACTACTCCTCAGATAATATCTGGATCGTCGGACGTCAGCAAGAAAAGAAGGGAACAGAAATTCAAGGTTATCATATGATTATTAATGTAGAAAAATCTAGATTTGTAAAAGAAAAGTCTAAGATTCCTATTAGTGTTACATGGGAAGGTGGTATTGAAATATATTCTGGTTTATTAGATGTAGCAATGGAAGGCAATTATGTTGTTAAACCTCAAAATGGTTGGTACTCTAAAGTCGATAAATCTACTGGTGAAGTAGAAGACAAAAAGGTCCGATTAAGTGAAACATTAAAAGAAGAATTTTGGAGACCAGTATTTGCAAATACAGATTTTAAAGATTATATTAAAACTAAATATGAAGTAGGTCATGCGGAGATGATTAAGAGTGCAGATTGAAACATTAATTCTTCGTAATTTAATGTTCAATGAGGATTACACCAGAACGGTGATTCCTCATTTGAAAACTATATACTTTGAAGACCCACACAGATCAGTATTTAATGAAATCGTTGACTTCGTTAATAAGTTTAATAAGTTGCCATCAGCAGATGCACTAATTATTGAGTTAAAGAATAATCCTAAGATTACATCAGATTCTCTTGCTCTTATGCCTGAATTAAGTAAGGTAGATACAGAACAAACACAAGAATGGTTAATTGAGAAGACAGAGAAATGGTGTCAAGATAGAGCAATCTATTTAGCAATTATGGATTCTATTAATATTATTGAAGGCAAGCATGATACATTAGATAAGAATGCATTGCCATCTGTGTTAAGTGATGCATTAAGTGTTAACTTTGATATGAGAGTTGGTCACGATTATGTAGATGATTCTGATGGTCGTTATGAATTCTATCATAGACAAGAGGAACACTTACCATTTGACTTAGAAAAGTTTAACACAATCACCAAAGGTGGTCTCGTTAAGAAGTCTCTTAATGTTGCCTTAGCAGGTACAGGTGTTGGTAAGTCTTTATTCATGTGTCATGTCGCTGCTGGTGCCCTAACACAAATGAAAAATGTCTTATATATAACTATGGAAATGGCAGAAGAAAGGATAGCAGAACGTATTGACGCTAATCTAATGAATGTGCCTATTGACCAATTAGAGAATTTAAGTAAGGATATGTTCGATAAGAAAATGCATAAGCTTACTGATAAAGGTGTTGGTAAACTTATTGTGAAAGAATATCCTACAGGAGCTGCAAGTTCTATTCACTTTAGAGCACTATTAAAAGAATTAAAGATTAAGCGTGACTTCACACCTGATCTTATTTGCATAGACTATCTAAATATATGTGCATCATCAAGAATGAAATCTATGGGTGGTGCAATCAATTCATATATTATGGTCAAAGCAATTGCAGAAGAATTGCGTGGCTTAGCAGTAGAATATAATTTACCTATTGTTACAGCCACACAAACCACACGTTCAGGTTTTGCATCATCTGATGTGGGACTAGAAGATACAAGTGAATCATTTGGTTTACCAGCTACGGCTGACCTCATGTTTGCACTTATATCTACTGAAGAACTAGAGAACCTTAATCAAATAATGGTTAAGCAATTAAAGAATAGGTATAATGATCCTACAGGTGGAAACAAAAAGTTTGTACTTGGCATTGATAGATCGAAGATGAGATTATATGATGTAGAGGATACGGCTCAAACTCTAAATGTTAGAGATGACCAACCTAAAAAAATATCACAATTTGAGGATTTTAAGTATGAGTAATTTATTAACAGCAGAAGGATGGGGAAATAAATATACCCATCTTGCAAAAGAAATATCTACATGGTCTAAGGACCCAAGCACTAAAGTTGGTGCTATAGTTGTTGGTGAAGCAGGCCAAATATTATCACAAGGATATAATGGTTTCCCAAGAGGTATTAAAGATTCATCAGATAGATTAAATGATCGTGAAAGAAAGTATGAATTAGTTGTACATGCAGAGATGAATGCTATATATAATGCTAGTCTTAATGGAGTTTCTTTAAAAGATTCTACATTATATGTGTATGGTTTACCTATTTGCAATGAATGTGCTAAAGGCATTATTCAAGTTGGTATAAAAAAGGTTGTTGCTATGAGACCTCAAATATATAATTCCGAATGGGATAAATCACTAAAAGCTGCTGAAGCTTTGTTTAGAGAAGCCGAAGTAATGTATTTAATTGACGTGGAGGATGAATGAGTAAATCGCCAATACCGTATGTTATACGGAAAAGAGATCATAATAAAAATATTATCTCTAAAAAATATTTAAGCCATGGAACATTCAGATGTAAACGTCACCCTAATAGTAAGAGGTGTAAAAATGCTTAAAAAAACTATGTACAAAGCGCTAAAAGTATGTTATAATAGTACTTTAAATAAAGGAGTAGTATATGTGGAAATATAAAGTAAAAGGTTTCGTTATTGGTGTTTTATTAGTCGCTTCTATGCAAGTATTAGCTGCACAGAACATCAGATCAGGTGTAGTCAAAGATCATTATCATGATGTCGTAGTTATTGAACCATACTATGTTGAAGTATGTGGTGAAGAAACTCAAATGGCAGGTGATGTTGTTGATGGCGCTATATGGGGTGCAATTTTTGGTGCTGTACTCGGTGATGTTATAGATGATGAGAATGGTAGATTACCAGGAGCAATTATCGGTGGCGCTATCGGTGCAAAGACTGAAGAGAATAAAGGTGATGGTTCAACTACTATTGTATGTAGAACTGAGCAGCGCAAAACTAAAACTGCTAAAAGACAATATTCACACTCAACAATACACTTTACAGTACAAGGTACAGCATACGAATTAGACTTTATTCGTAATGACCGTTAAAAAAGAAATACCATTCAAAAAATGGACATTTGTAGATAAACAAGATCTCGATACTGATCATTGGTATATACGATTAGATGGTGGTCTATACCATAATGTGATATTTCGTTTTATGAAAGTATCATTAAATATGGATGCTAAGTCTATAGATTTTGATTATGAAGTGGTAGATTATCCAAGTATGGATGACCCACATGGTGAGCCTGCATTTACAGAAATGGCAGGCGATATTTTAAAAAGTATCTTAGATGATGCTATGGATAAACAGGACTATATAATTGGCCCTAAAAATGAATGAACGTAAAAGAAACATTAACCATTCTCTCAGAAGAGTGCGCGGAAGTAATACAAGCTAACTCTAAATTAATCCGATTCGGCCCATATGATGAAGATAATGTGCACGAATTAGAAAAAGAGCTCGGCGATATCATGGCTATGATACTTATACTTGATTATTATGGTTATGTTTCAACAGAAAACATT